AACATCAATATAATTAAGATATTTTTAATATCCTAATTTTCTTTATAAAATTGTGTAAATCTATTTTTTAATTACTTAAATATTTTGATATTTCGGTTGCCATCTTAATACTGCCTTCATAACTTATTTTATGATTCCCCTTACTAAGAGCATCTAACAATTGTATTGCTATCTTTTCTAGTTCCATGTTTCTAAAAGAAATATTAGAGAATTCATATATCTCTTCCCCCTTTAGGTAAACACTATACATTTGACATTCTCCATCTGGACATCTTGCATCATCTTTAGGTTTAATTTCAAAGGAAAAATCACTTTTAGAGGATTCTTTGAATATTCTACCTTCACTTATGTATTTCTTTAAATTGAAGTTTTTCATAATTAATGTTGTTTAGTATAAATATATAAAAAATAAATCAGATATCCTAATTTTCTTTATAAAATTGTGTAAATCTATTTTTAAAATATTGAGTAAAACCTGAAACTGATTTTATATTTTCATATCTAATTGATGCTTTTTGATTTACTTTATACACTAAATCTTTATCTCCTGTTAAGTCCCAAGAGATTTGGATTGGGGTGTAAAGTTCATATTGAACTGTTTCGTCTTGATTTTCATATTTTAAATGTTCTTCTTCAGAAATTTCTATAAATTTTATTTCATTATTTTTTCTAAGGAAAAATCTATAAAATTCTCCTATTTCATAATCTTCAGGAGTAGGAGAGGGAAAAAAATACTTTGGAAATGTTTTCACGTTATTAATATTTATTTGGGTTGATGATAAATACCCAATATCTCTTATAACCCAATTTGCTTGATTATCTTCTAATACTTGTATGCTTACATTTTGAGGAAGTTGAATATCAAGTATTAATTCTATATTAGGTTTTGAATTAGGATTTTTACCTGAAAAATATAATCCCTTAGAGGTTCTAAAATAATATCCTTTATAATTTAATCTAGAATCTAAATATGCTAATTCATTACCCTTAGTATGAAGATTGGGCGTTATTTGTGATTTTGGGAAATACATTTATTTAATATTTTGTATATACTCTATATTTACATTACTCTCTACTGCTTCATAAATTCCTTTTTTGTAGAAATAGTTTTTACCCTCATATCTCCAAAAGAAAGCATTATTTTTACTTTCAGGCATTCTTTCAATTACCCCTAAAGCATGGATTGAGGTTGGTTTACCTGATAAAAAATCTGTTCTAGAACCAACAAACCTAGCAGCTTCTTTTTTATACTCATCATTTTTTAAAGCTTTATCACAAGATATTATGTGCTGGCGGGCTTTTAAAACTATTGCCCCTTTAAAATTAGAATATGCATGTATTGCAGTATCAATATCTATTATATTTTTCCAGTCCTTAATATTATGTTCAGTAACGGCATAGTTCCCCGATGTTAGATTTTTAAAAATACTTCCCTCGAAATACCCTGAGGTTTTTCTATTATAAATAGATTGAGCAGTATCTGCCATACCTTGTCCATGGTGAGGATAATTTTCTGCTGCACATACTGCAACTAATGCCCACCATTCTGATTCTGGTGGTGGGAAAAATCTTAGGTCTATATTCTTGTGGGGTATTGTCTGTTTTTTAGGTATTTCCAATTTTGGAATTGAGATTGTTTCTAATTCTGTAGTCCATTCATTGTTTTCTAATTTATGGTTTACTTTAATAATAATAAATTCCATTACTTTAGGGTAATTTTGGGGTAAAAATTTAGTATTAACTTCTATTGAGTTATAAATTTTTATTCCTGAAATTCCCCTTAAAGTAATATTTAAAGATATAGGAATAAAACCTGTTGTTGTAGATGTAGGTAAAATTGAATGTGATGTTTTTTTAATATCTATTATACTATTTTTTAAATTATTAAATCCTCTATTTATAAAATCTTCATCAAATTCCAAATACCTAGGCTTGTAATGCCGCTTTTCATTAAAAGCATCATCTATATATTTTATATAAGACTTTTCTCTAATCTCTTTTTGTTTCTCTTTTTCCCTTTTTAAAGTTATGACTTTTTTTCCCTTTTCCACAAAGCCATAGTTTGCATATGTTGCAAAAATCGTAGACTCAATGAAACCCAATGAGTCTTTTGGTTTATTTTTATTATGGGTTTTCAATTCTTTTCCTACCCCAGGATTTGATATATACTGGTTAAATCTATCGGTTAATCCTCGATTCCAATGGGAAAAAGCAGTAGCTTCTTCTCCTACTATTTGACCGTTTGCCGTTGCCCCTACTGTTAACATAGTAGATAATTCTGGAGTTATTTTAGTATTAACAGAAAATTCTTTAACAAAATTAGATTGATTGGTTTCGGTATTAAAACCAAATATTTCTAAAGGTTCTGAAGGGGAAGAATCAGGGGCAAAGAATAGTTTTTTATTTGGTATATTATTTTGGTCAATTATTTTAAGAGTATTTGTATTTTCATATAATATTGCTTCTAGATTACTAATCCCTCCAAAAGCACCATTTATGCCTTCTAAAATACTTTCAATAAATTCGTAAAATTTTAAATCATGTTTTTCGGTTATTGATCTTTTTAATATTTTATTTATAAAATCAAAATTTAAATATATGTTCATTATTCTACCATGGGGAGAAGGTGTTGAAGAATAAAAAGAATCCATTTTATCCCCAAAAAAGTTTTTTGTATCTAAAGGAACATCAAAATAATTAGTTTTTACAATACAAATTCTTGGGTCTATAGAAAATTGATTAATATTAATACTCATTATATTTCTTTCAACCCCTGTATCTATTTTAAATATAGGGAAAGGTTTAATTCCCTCATTTTCAATATTTAATAAGATTTTTTCTTCTAAAAACTCTAAAAAAGTTCCCAATTTAATATAATGGCCCAGAATTATACCTTCCCCTTTTTCGTGAATATCTTGACTTCTTGTTTTAATAACAACTTTTGTAGTTTCCTTAGATAATATTATTAATGGGTAACTTTTACCACCATTATCCTCGGGAAAATTAGATTTTTTAAATTCTAATCCTTTAATATCAACAAAATCTTTTTTAATAATACCCAGATGGAACGTAAACCATTGAGTATAAAAATTTTCAGGGTTTGATTCTAAATATAATAGCCAATTTGAAATATCATTATTATTTTCCTCGTCATTTTCTGTTTCGGGAGAAATAGGGTCACTTAAAATATTTATTTTTAAAGATTCAATAACATCTCCAATGCTTACTAAATTTAAAGTTATATCATAAGAACCATCAGTATTAAAATTCCAATCAAAATTTATAACTCTACCAATAAAACCCCCATAATTTCCTTTATATGTACTCCTTAAATTTTCTAATTTTTCTAAAACACTATAAAAATTTTGACCTGTTGTTGAAAACCACTCATTTTCAATAAAAGTGTTTCCCATATCTTCATATATAATTTTCCCATCAAATTGAGATTGGGCTGGGTATTTTGATTCCCCCCATTCTAAAATCATAGTAAAACCTAACCTTATATATAAAAGTTCTATTAACTCAAATTGAAATCTATTATGAGCTCTAATTCTAACGGTTGCTTTTCTAATAGAACCTCTATTTAAATGTTCTACATTTAAAGAAGTAATACCGGGCATAGGGTTAATTCCAAATTCCTTCCCTCCTAAACCATAAGCTGCCCCTTCATTCCATATTTCGTTTGATTTAGTTATTCCTTTTCTTATTATATTATTATTATCTAAAAAGGAATTATCAATAGGGGTTTTGGTTATAGATTTTGGTAAAGGGAAGAATTTAGTATTTCCTCCACTTCCATCCAATCCTCCAAAAGATGGATCAACGGGGGGATAGGTAAGTGTTTGAGTAGTTGGTGTCCCCGCTTTAGAAAGGAAATTTTCTAGTATTAAACCTCCAAATAATATGGATTTTTCGGCTAATAAAGTTCCTACAAATTGGTCAGTTGCTAATCCTATTTTTCTTAATTTATCTTCCCCTGAATAATAAATATCATTATCTATTTTATTTGTAACATTATGTAATTGAATTGCAGAATATGAATGGAGTTGATTAGAATTTAAATCATTAATTGAACCTGTAGGAGATGAAATAGGGTTAATAGAAACGGATGATGCCATTTTTATCCATGCACTATTCCCATTAATATATTGTAAATCTTCTGATGTTAGTAAAGTAGAACCTTCACCTCTCCCATATATTTCTTGCCTTAGAGAAATTTGTTCCTTTACATAATCATCAAAAGGTTCTCCTATAATATTTCCGTCTTTCATAACTATGGGTTTATTTTTTCAAAATCACTTAGGATTTTTGCAACATTAGTAGGTATTCTAATTTGTATTCCTATGGGAGGAGTATAGGAATTTTGTTCTAAATTTGGGTTAGATATTGAAATTATCCACCATAAAGAAGAATCATTAAAATATTGTTCTGCTAAAATATCGAATCTATCTCCTTGTGTTGTATAAAGATATATATCATCAGGAGATAGAGGAACAGGAGGATATTTAACACCTACATAATGTCTTTTACCTTTATTATCTCTATTAATTTTTATATTTTGATATCTTTTCATTTAATATTTTCATTTATGCTGCTGAGGTTCCTTGAGATTGTTCTAATTCTGTTGGAGAAGTAGAATTAAAAACACTATCAGAATTTCCAAAAGGTTTTGGATGTTTTGAACCTAAAGCTTCTAGGTTTTTATAGGTCTGGGTTCTTGAAATTTCTCCTCCATAATGGCTTTTTCCACTTTCATTTGAAAGAGCTATATATTGTTCAGGACCATCATTTTCTTTTTGTATTGCAGGTACAAAACTATGAATTGGAATAAATTCAAATCCTGTTACCTTTATTATATGAGGTAATTCCTTTACTTTTATATCTGTTGGTATTTCTTGATTTTTTACAAATGTTTCTTGATCTGGTAAAGGTAATGCTATCTCCCAAGGAGATTCTTCTGGAATTGTATAAGTAATTGATTTTAATATTCCTGTTTGTTCATAAAGATAACCTCCAATTGTTAAACTAATTAAATTTCCTCTCATATATCCCCATTTTGAATAATCTGGTGCAAGTGATGATGCTAAATAATTTAATTTTTTATACATAGGAATTAATTCCTCTTTGGATTGTGCTACTACTGTCCAAGATAAAGATATTGATCTATCAAATCCTTTATATCTATAAAAATTTTCTCCTCTACCCATATATTTTTCACCATTCCACTCTGAAGTGTAACTATCAGAAAAAGAATCTATAAATGCTCTAAAATGGATATAAGTTTTTTTTAAAGGATTGTCATTATCAATTACACCTATTCTAAATTTAACTAAATCATTTTTTACAGTATTACTTATAACATTATCTGATTTGTATAAAGGTAAAGCATTTAATTTATCTAATGCTTCTCCTAATCCATCTTGATAATTTATGACATTTTTATCTCTTCTTCCAGGATCGCCTAAATTAACTCTTTTTTCTATTCTTTTAGTAGGATCAGTATAATCTATGGTTTTGGATAAAATATTTTGGTTTGGTGATTTTTCATTAAGTTTATATTTTTCTATTAATATTTTTCTAAAGTCTTTACCTATTAATATTCCTTCTTTTTTGGGGTATTCACCTGCATTTAAAGTATAATAATTATCTTTTGGGTATAGGGGTGATCCTAGTTTGTTTGATCCTTTTTTTAAAGTTTCAGGGGAATATCTTTTTATAGCTGTTTGTCCTACTCCTAAAATCGAACCAGGTCCTCCTCCATATCTTAATATTTCTTGTTTATAACGAGATACCCCACTAGGACTTTTAAATAATGCATTAGTAATATCTTTAATTTTATTTGTAAATGGATTTACCTTACTAAAAAAGTTTCCATCAAATTCATCATTATTAGATATTTTATAAATTTTGGAATCTACTAATTGAATTAATCTATTACTTTTAATATCTCCATCTCCCCTTATTTCTTTAAGATTTTTAACATACGCAGGTATTCCTAAAGGATTAAAACCTAAAACACCATCTAATACATGGTTTCCGGTTTTTGTTTGTAAGGTTTGGGTATTAATAAATGGGTTAACTCCCATTTTATTTAAATGCCCTCCAAAAGGATTAACTGCTATTTGTGCTAATGTTGAGGTTGGAAGATAAATTCCTTCATTTATAAAACCACTTGCTTGTGTTTTAACTCCAATTCTAGATAATAAATTTTGTTTTAAACTAAATCTAATTCCTTCTTGACTTCCTAATAAAAATTGTGATAAACGAGACACATCTTTCCCTACTCTTTCAAGAGTATTTGCTCTTAATAAAAAATCAGTCCCCCCAGTATTTCCAGGTTCTTGGTTTATAGAAGATTTTACATAAGGTTGTTTACTAGACCCCCCACCTCTTCTATCTCTTCCAAATTTTAGAGATTTTAAATCTGTTTTAATATTAATTAAGGGCATATTTAAGTATTAAGTAGGTAAATTATCTAAATATTGTGGGGGTGTTAACGTATTTAAATCCAATATTGAAGGTGTTGGTAAATTACTTAACTTAGGAATGCCATTAATAGAATAAGTATCATGTTTTTTGGAATTTGATGATACTGATGGTGTTGGAGTTAATCCATTATAAGCGGATAAAATTGAACCGTTCTGTTGGAATTTTTTTAAAATTGACATAATTATTTGTTTTATTATAAATATTATATTATTGAACTTGATATGTTCCCATTGAAAAAGCAGTACCTGCTTTAACAGAATCTATTTGTACTATTCCTGATTTTTCTAATATTTGTTTTAATAAATCATTTGTTTTTTGAAATTCTTTTTTATTATCAGGAACTTTAATAGGTTCTTGGGGTGGTTCTTGAATAATTTGTGGTTGGGAAGCAATATTATTAATTATACCATTTTCTAAATTATTAAAGATAGGTTCGATTCTGTTAATTTCTGAGGTTGGGTCTTTTATGGTTGGTTCTATTTTATTAGCTCCAAGATTTGTTCCTGCGATTATTGTATCTTTATTGTTTAATGAAATTGTTCCTTCAGGGGTAGATAAAACTCTTGAACCATAACCAGGAGATATTATATCATCACCAATATTAAAGGAAGAAGCTTTTGATATCATTGCAAACATGGCAGCAACACCTGCAATTGCGGCTGCTATACCTACAACAGGAATTTTACCTTGTCCACTAAATATATTTGAAACAGCTAAGGCCATTGATTTTGCTAAAAGTAACCCCTGTTTAGCTAATATTATACCTTGATAGGCTGCTATTCCAACCATTATCCCTCCTATAGAAGTTAAAAGTGTTTTAGATTGGGAAATATAACCTACAAAAGTAGCAAAACCCTCAATTATAGGTGTAAATATAATTCCTATATCTCCTATAATCCCTTTAATTTTTTCTAATGAAGAAGAAAATTTTTCACTTGCTGATTGGGCTTGTAAAGATTCATAAGTAGCTTTACCATAAGTATCAATAAAGTCCTCAGCTAACATATTATTTAAATCTTGGTGTAAAACCATTTTAGCTAATTGGTCTCTACTTATACCAATTGCCTTTGCTGCTGCTTCTTGTTGTATTCTATTACCTTTTGAAAAGGCTAATCTTAATTCTTCTTGATTTGTTAATTCTTTTGCTAAACCTGTTAAATCATTATTTAATGCTAATAACCTTGCTCTTTCTAAATTTAAATTCACCCCTAATAATAATTCTGCCTCTAATTCGTTTACAATAGAAGATTCAAAATCTAATAAACTATCTGCTATTTTATCTACTTCTGATAAATTTAAACCTAATATTTTGGCTTGTGCCGCTGCTTCTGCTAATTTTTCAGGACTTTTACCTAATGAAACTTGTATTGATTCACTAATATCTCCTATTTCTTTTAGAATATTTTTAACATTAATGCCTACTTTATGTTGATTTGAAACTTCATTAACAGTTTCAATAGTTGATTTTAATGTATCTTCAGTATGTTTACCTTGTATTCTTGAAAGTAAGGTTAATGTTTTTGATTGTTCCGCAGATAATCCTATTTGTTTAGATAAAGTAGTATATGTTATTAATGTTTCACTCCCAAAACCTGCAATTAACCCTGTTTGTTCAGATAATTCTATAAAAGATTCATTTAATTTTTTGGATGTAATAAAAAGTTTATTAGAATCTATAGCGGATATTGCTAAGCCAGATTGAAGTTTTCGACTATAGTTGGAAGATAATCCTAATTGTTTTTGAAATTTTACTATATTATTACTAGCATCAAAAGTTCCTTTTACTATTAAAGCAAAAATTGATTGATTTAAAAGTAATAAAGCATGTTGTTTGGTTATCTCCCCTGATATTATTTTTGCTGATAAACCAGTCTTATCATACCTACTAAGAACCCCCATTAGTAGTTCTTTAGTTAATCCTAATAACCCAACACTAGAACCTAAAGTTTTATTATATTCTTGTATAGCATCTAAATTATCTAATTGAGTATTATAACTTTCAAGTAAATGTACTAATTTTTCTCCTTCTAAAGTTATTCCTTCTTTTTGGAGGCCTTGCAGTTTATTAAGAACAATTTCCCTATTAGTTTCTATTTTAACTATTTCATCTACTACTCTTTTACTAATATTGGCACCTTTATTAGCTTCATTTAAAAGTTTAATTTGAGTATTAATAGAACGGTTGGAAGAATTTATTGCTTTTGTTAAATCACGGGAAAAAGTTTGAACAACACCCTTCTTAAGAATGTCATTAGACTTACTTAATTGTTCATTAATGTCATTTTTTATATGAACTGAAATTGAAGTTAATTCATTATCAATATTCCCAAACTGTTCTTTTATTTCTTTAAGTTGGGCAAGACTATTAGTAAAATCAAAGTTTGATTTATTATCTTCTTTTTTTGCCATTAAATTTTATTATAAATATTATTATTTATAACCTGTTTTACCGGTAAAATTTGGTATTTTTACTTTACCATCTGAATCAATAAGGGTTTTGTCTTTTGTATTATTAATTTGTGAATTTTTTTTATCGTAATGGTCTTTAATTTGATGGTAAGTATATTTTCTTAACCAAGTAGGCATAGTATATATAGTTTCCCAACTATAACCTCCTTGCCCATGAAATACTATTTCATGGATTTGAGTAAATAAATTTTTACGATATTGAGGGGCGGTCTTAAATGTCAGGCCAAAAAAAGTTGAGCCCAATTGGGACTTCTATTTCACCTCCATCTTGGGTAACAAAGGTTAAATCTACATCAGGAGAAATTTTAGTAATATATTTTCTAAAAGCTCTAATATCTTGAACTAAAAAATAATTATTAATAAATTCTCTTATAATTTTTTGTGAATCATTTCCATTTATTGATGTTATACTATGTGCTAATCTTGTAGTTGAGATTTTTGATACATTTTTCCCTAATTTTTTTAATCCTTTAAACTCATTATTAATTTTTATCTCATCACCTTGAGTTAGGAGTTTAAAAGTTAATTCTGTTCCACTTTGAGGAAGTATAAATTTAAATGAATTAACCCCTTTTTCATATAATTTTTTCTTAAAGGGTTTATTTTCAATAGTAGTTAAATCCACTGTTTCTTTTTCACCCCCATATTCAAATTCATAATTTTTTCCATAACCTAATATACGAGAAGCAATAGTCAAGGCATTTTTATCACCAATTAATAAATCATTATAATTTATTTTAGTAACAATTAATGATTGAAGTAATTTATCTATAACAGTTCCGTTTTCTATATAAGATTGATTAGTTAAAATATCTTCCTGCTCTGCAGTCATATATTTCATTTCAATTTTTCCTTCTGATAAGGGATTGTTTTCGGGATATAAGTAACCTTGAGAGGGTAAATCTACAATTTCTGTAGGTAATTTAAAATCTGACATAATCTATTTGTTTAATAACTTGATTTATAATAAATATTAACATACAAAAAAGATTTGACAAAGCCAAATCTTCTTATAAAGTATGTAGTATTTTATTAGGAAATTGTAAGTCTAAAAATATTAGGATATTCTTTTGGTAAATTAAGTAGAGTTCTATTTAACGCCCCTCCTGTCATATCATAAAGAAGGGAATATATTCCATCATGATCATATGTTTCTACCCATTCATCGTCTTCAAATTCTTCTTTATTTAAAGCAAACTCCCCACTATCATCATCATAATAAACAATATCAGGGATTATTTCTATTACACCTCTTATATCATCTTCAAAACTTTCTGAAATTTTTTCATTAATTCTACCTTCTGAAAGGTATCCTTCTTCTTTTGCTAAATCGTATATATCTTCATAAACTTCAGCTAAAGCCATATCGAAGTCAGTATGGAAAATATTTTCTACTTGTTTAATAACTCTTAGTATTAACTTTCTTATTATGTCCTGTTCTTCATGGATTTTACCTTCACTAATATATTTTTTTAAATTAAAATTTTTCATGTAGATTATATATTAGAAATTTAATATACAATAATCAGGTTGAACTGTAAGTTTAATTTCTACTGCGGCATCTTCAGTATCATAACTAAACTCACCAAAATCTAATTCTGTTATTAAAGCTCCTTTAATAATCCATTCAGAAACTATATCACCAGCTGGTCCTATCACATTGAAAGTTATATCTTTTTTATAAAAATCAGAATACCCATCTCTACCCGTTACAGATTCATGGTGTAATCTTAACCATTCCATTACTGCTTGATGTCCTGAAGGAGTTATAGGGCTAAATAATGTAAATGCAATTGGATTCCATTTAGTTTTTCCTTTAACAAATCTTTGAACATTTATATGGTTTAAAACTACTGGACCATTTGTTAATGTTACAGCTCCCACTCCTTTAACCATAAATGAAGGAATCCCATCCATATATAATACAAACCTATTCGGTTGAATAGGTTCAAAAGCTGTGAAAAAGATTTCATTGGGGGATAATATTGCCATTTTATTTATTTTGTTTTAATTTTATTATAAATATTTGAATTATTAATTTTTATACAGGAAATGTTGCTCCTGTTGGTGTAATGTTAAAGTCTAAAATTATAAATTCAACGGTTCTTGTAGGTTGAATAAATATTTGTCCTATTAATTCAAGTCTATCAATTGTACTTGGAGAATTATTAGTTTCATCCATTACTACTTTAAAAGTATATAATCCTTCTCTTTGTTGAACAGTTTCTAAATAAGGATTTACTTGGGTTAAGAAATTATTTCTTGTTGCAATAGTATTTTGTTCAAATACTAAAGTATTTGCAATTTGTCCTATATGGGATTTAAGTTCAATTAATAATCTTCTAACCCCAATTCTATCTAAAGCAGTTGCTCTTTTTTGAAGATTCTTTTGACCATAAACTACAATTCCTTGTGAAGGGAAAGTATTAATAGGATTAATATTAGCTTCATATAAATCATTCTTTTGTCCCGATGTTAATTTTCTTTCTGCTTTAGTTACTTGACCTAATCCTCCTCTTGTTAATCCTGCAGGTGCTAACCAAGGATCTCCTGTCGCATCTGTATATGCAAATATTCCTGGTATAAATGTTGAAGCAGGTACAAATACTAATTGTGATGTATTTGGGTCTATCGTTTGTAGCCAAGGCCAGTAAGTAGCAACATAACTTGAATCAAATGCTGATGATTGTTGAATTACAGTATTTACTTGACTACCATAAGGAACTAAATCAATTATTGCTATTGAATCACCTCTTGATATTGAATTATTAACTAATGATGTTAATCTTGATCCATGATCTTGTAATGAATAAACAAGTCCTGGAGCTGATATAACATTAAATTGGAACTCATCTACATTTCCTAATAATGAAATTGCATTATCATAATCTTCTGGGACTAAACCTTGTGTATCAGTATCATCAATTTGATTATAAAAATTAGCAGTTCTGTCAGAAGGAATATTTGACCCAACTGCTGAACCAAATGAACCGGAACTTACTATTGGTAAAGAACCTGTAAATTCATCTTTAGCTGTTCCATTATTATCAAAATATAATGGTGTTTTATAATCTACACTTTTAACTCTTACAAATCTTGAAATATTAGAATATGAACCTGAAGATTGGATATAATAATCCATACCATTATTTACTAAATTATCTGTTGAGTCCCCTATTACTTTTGAAATGTAATTAGAAGCATGAGGGTCTAAGGATATATTATTATAAGATTCTAATACTACTTTTTGAGTTTGGGTGTCATTTCCTCTTCTAATTAATAAACTAAAATTACCGGAACTTGTATTTACTGTAGCAATTTCCCATCTAACATTGTCTTGTGTTCCTAAAGTTAAAGCCCCATTACTTGTTTCAGTATCTCCTGAATTCATAATAATACCTTCTGATAATGTTTCTAATACAAATGAAGCACTTGTATTATAATAATTTGGTATTATACTACTGGTAGCAGGTGTAAATGAACCCGAAGTTACACGTGTTACTAATAATGAATTTCCACCATTTTGAAAATAATTATTAGCAGATATTGAGGTCAAATATGAGTAAGTATTTGAACCACTTTCTACTAAACCTCCAAATACTGTTGTAAATTCATTAAATGAAGTTACTATAGTGGGTAATTCAACCGGACCTTTTAAAGTAGGCCCTAATATTGCTGCTCCTACAGATACTGGAAGTTGTGATGTGGGGGATTGGTCATTCTCTCTAGTTAATATGCCTGGAGATAATAATATTGTTTCTGCCATTGTCTATATTTATATTTTGAATTTAATTTTGTTATAAATATTAAAAAAGAAATTCAAAGTCTATTTAGTTTTAACAAATTCACCTAATTCTAAATCTATTTGACCATTACCATATTTACCTTGTAATTCTTGGCCTATGGTATTATAACTATTTTTAATAGTAGCAAGTTGATTTTTAATATCAATTTTATTATTTTCTAGTTGGATTGAATTATATTCAATTTCCCCTAAATTATAAATAAGATTTCTTTCTTTTTCTTGTAACTCTTTAAGAGATTTAATCTCTTCTTTTAATAACTTAATTTTTGCCATTTTAATTTAATTTATTTAGTTTATAATAACTTGGTTTATGATAAATATTAATATACAAAAAAGATTTGACAAAGCCAAATCTTCTTATAAAGTATATAGTATTTTATTAATATTTTTTTGTTTTAGCTTCCTCTACTTAGTACTAACTAAGTATTATAGCCTCTTAAAAAAGTAGTAATATCTACTGCACCTATTGTTAAAAGCATTGGAGCATTACTTAATAGTCCACTTATAATTGTATTCAATATAATATCCATCGTACATTGTGTTTGTTTGATTTATGGAAAGAATATTTGTCACTTTTAATGCCATAATTTAAAATGTTAATGTTAATATTATGTTTATATTATCACTTGATTTAGTCCTGTTGTTTTATTTTATTCTTTATCTAAATCCGCGATAGACTGTAATGTTACTTCTACTTCATCCAATTGTTTTTGAATGTTACTTTTTTGATCCTCTAATTGAGATACCGTCACCACTTGTCTCAGCTGTCTGTATTTCACTGGATTTCCATTTTGATTTACACCGTCTACAATGTCGAAAATCTCAAAACGTTCCTCTGGTTGGTATTGTGGTTGACTTTCTTCTACTTGTTCTACTTTTTTTACTACGTGTTCCATAATTGTGTTTATTTATTTATTTATTTATTTATTTATTTATTGTTATTATTTACTAGTTTAATGATAAGCCTACAACCGGTAAAATTATACTTTGAGTATTACCACATGTATTACATTCACCTAATAAATATTGAGGATAAAAATCTACATTATTTCTACTTTTTTTACTACGTGTTCCATAATTGTGTTTATTTATTTATTTATTAGTTTAATGATAAGTCTGTTGACCAGTGACGTGAGACTGGTGAAAATATAGCACCCCCTGCATTTAAGTTAGAGGAGAATCTTGAAGCTAAGGTTTGGAATTGTTCATCTGTCATATCCCCTGATACCCATACTGTATCTACAATAATTAAATCGTACTTTTCTGAAGTAGTATGAGTAAATATGTCTCCTTGTATGAGGTTTATCATAGGGTTTAAATGACCTGAAGAAATATTATAGTCAATTACTTCTTGGCTAATTTCTACAACGTCTATTTTACTACATTGATTAACTTCGGATAATTCATTTGGTATTAAACCAAAACCTAAACCTGCGATTAATACCGAATCATAGGTAAAATCATTAAAAAGGTTTGTGTAAAATGAATCGCAAGAGGCACATTTTCCTAAAAGGGAAGTGGAATATGATTCTTCATTCCTCATAAAGTTACCATGATAAAACATCATAATAGTAGTACCATCGGGTTCTTTATAAACTCGAATGTCTGTTCCTATATATTCCTGCAAATCGTTGTCTTTAAATTTCATATTATTTTTTTTAATTCATACAACTGGATTTCTGGGATACATA